ATGATTAAAGCTATTATTAATTATAATGATGTAGATGATGAGTTTAGAAGAATGAATGACATTTTAGGAGTGTTAAAGCATCAATATGAAAATATTGATATAAGCTATAACAAAATAATACCAAGGGTATGCCGAAACGGAAATAAAAATGAATTATTTGTAACTATTAATAATGAAAAATTAGACTGTAATCATAGTTTAGGTTTTTATATGCAGGCAGTAGAAAAATATATTAAATAAGGTTTGAAAATGCTTAATAAAGAAATAATAATTTTAAGAGAAAAAGTAAAAAGTATATTAAAAAATATGCTTCCGTTTAATGAATTAGACTTTAAGATTCATTTTGATAAAGATTACAAACAATTAAAATATATAGATTTATATATGCATCATGAATATATAAGGATAAAAAAAGGAACTAAAGTTGAAAATATATCTGATATGAACAATAAAATAAGAAAATGTTTAAAAGATATATATAAAGAGTTTGAAGAAGAAATACAGAACTTATTTGATAAGGAATTATTATGACTTTAAAGAATAAAGCTAATAAATATAAAGCTATTTATAAAAGAATAAAAAGGCGTATTAGATATGTTTGGCATAATTGGTAAAAAATATCAATGCTTATTATTTAAGAGAGTTTCAAAACTTCCTAGAAAATTAGCACTATCATATAAAAATTATTATAGTCAGGTAGAGGTATATAAATGATGTGTTATTTATTTTTTTATGCTTGGCATATAGTTGGATTTATATGTATATTTTTTAGCATAACAAATAAAAATCCTATTGGCAAAGCATTTTATTTACTTTGTTTCTTTTTATCGGACATAATCGGTATGCTTTTTTTAATAGCAGAAAAATTGAGTTAAGGAGTTATTATGACAGATCATAATGGTGTAACATTAATAGGAAGATTGACTGCTGATCCTCAGAGAAAGTATAGCCAAGGCGGAAAAGAAATTTCCGAGTTCTCTATAGCAAATAATTATTATATAAGTACAAAAAATACTACAGAAGTAAATTATTTCGATATAGTGGCATTTGATAAACTTGCAGAAACGGCAAATAAATATCTTACAAAAGGAAAGCAGGTTTGTATAAGCGGAACACTAAGGCAGGAAAGGTGGCAGGATAAAAACACAAACACTACTAGATCTAAGGTGAGAATTATTATGCAGTCAATGCAGATGCTTGCTGATAAAAAAGATTCTAATAATACAGCAGAAAATAATAGTCAGGAAGATGATGAAGAGGTACCGTTTTAATGAATATAACTAAATTAATTGATAATGATGAATTAAAGAAAGATATTGAAGAGTTTACCAATAAATTAAAAAAACAAGGCTGTATTCATGTTATAGGAATAGTGCCAAAAAATAAAAAAGGTATATTTATTCAAAGTTATAAAACTTCAAGAGATACAGCTATGATATTAAATGCTATATTATTAAATATTGATGATAAAGTAGTAAGTGTAATAAAAGAACTTTATAATTACTTTAAAGGTGAAAAATGACATTACAAGAAAAAAAACAATATGATTTTAATATAATTAAAGAATGGAAAAAGATAACTAATGAAGAAGAAAGTATAATAATGCGAAATAAAATATTGATTAATTTGAAATTGTTAGTGTATAAAGTAGTTAATAGTTTATATTATATAAAATCTTTTGAAAAAGAAGAGTTAATTAACATTGGTTTTATGGGACTTATAAAAGGTTTGAATTATATAAAACATAGTACAAAACCTATTATAGCAGAAACTTATACAAAGATTTTATTTTATACTATAAAATATTTTATTTTTAGAGAATTAGACAGATTTTTACATGGCAGAAGAAAACATATAAATTATAGATTAGGTACTAAATCGCTTTATGAAAAAGTATGCGATTATAAATATAAAGATGATGATAAAAAAGAAAAATATTTAATTGATACAATATCAGACAATAAAAAGTATGAGCCTGAATATATATTTTTTCATTATAAATATTCTGATATAGTTTTATCTAATTGTTATAAATCAATAAATAATGATTTAGACAGAATTATATTTAATATGTATTACTATCAGCATTTAAGTATTTATTCAATAGCTAAAAAATTAAATATAAGTAAATCTAATGTACATAGACGAGTACAAAAATATGATAGTTATTTAAAAGATAATGAAGTATCTACTAATAGACTATGTACATCTGGAGTAATTAGAGTATTCAATAATAGACAATTATCAAAAATGAAGTAGGCATTTTTAATCTTATAATTGTAAAGGAGGGAATTCTCAAAGTCAGATTTTGAGGAAACTAATTCCAAGTTTTAACAGATTAACACTTATCTTCGTAACATCACTATGATACTGTAAAAATATCACCTACTAATATTTTTACGGTATTGATTGAAAATAATATAATATAAAAGTTTAAAAATAAATAATAGCTATGTATATTTAAAAAGTTATAAAAGTTTATATTCTTTTCATTAAATGAAGGCTTTTGTCTTTAATTTAATGAAAAGGTATAAACATGGCTTCTAAAAAATATAAAGAATTAATATTACAAAATAATAATATAATAAGCCAAGAGCAAGCAGAACTTCTTTACAAACAAGCTAACTACTTGAATATACTTGACTATATGAAAGAAGAGCAGCTTATTAAACAGATAGATTATGAAACAGAAAAAGAAAACTTTTTTAAGCAATGTTCAAAAACAAAAAGCAATCACACAAAAAGACAGTATAAAAACGGACTTAATAAACTAGAGGAATACTGCAAAATGAATAATAAAAATATTTTATTTATTAAAGCAAGAGAAGCTGATGATTTTATAACAGAAGTTAATTCTAGTGAGCTTTCTAATTTAAGTATACGTGCATTAGTTTCTTCCTGCTCTTCTTTCTTTTCATTTTTAGAAAGAAGATATCCATTTATGAAAAATCCTTTTCGAGGTACAAAAACTCGTCCGCCTGTAAAAAATAAGAAACGTTTGGAAGTGCCAACTAAAAAAGAAATTGAATTAATAATTAAAGATATATCTGATCCTCTCATAAAAGTGGCCATCATTTTTATAATGGAATGCGGTGTGCGTGTTGGTGCTTTACCTAAACTAGAAATAAGAAATAACAAATATTATTCATATTCAAAAGGCAAGGAAATAAGCTGGAAAGTTACTGACAAAGTTATTAAATTATTAAAACAGAATAATCTTTCTTTTAATAATCCTTTCAGAAATAAAAGCTCTGAAGTAATAAGAAACATTTTTTATAGAAGTTCAAAGCGTTTGTATAATCAAGGTAAAATAAAAGCCGCCTACTCTATACATGATATAAGGCATTATTTTGCTGTTACCCTATACAAACAAACCAAAGATATAGAACTTATTAGACAGGCATTAAATCATAGCAGTATAGCTATAACAGGCATATACTTAAAAAGTTTGGAGGTAGAATAATGAAAAAACAATTAATAGTTTGCAGATTCAAATCTAAAGAATATAAGCTATTAAAAAGATTAGCTAAAGAAAAGAACATGAGTGTACGTAAGTATATTAAAAAACTTATTTTAGAATATAGTAATTAATATTGTTGCGATAATTTATGTTATCGCAACTATAGTTCAATTTAATATGATATCTAATACAATTAATAATTCTTCAATATTATTATATTGCTTTATATGATGTTTCCCTGTCAATTCATCTGTCCAGCTACATCTAAGCTCATCATCTATTATTAGACATTTTAAAAGATTAGAATTAAATAATAAAACAATATCATTATATCTTACAATAATATTTTTTATATTATTACTTTCTTTATATCTATCTTTTATAATATTTTCTAATTCTTTTATTTTATATCTTTTTATATTCATATTATCTAGTTATTATTAATGTATTCTTTATGTATCATAGCTATATACTGACTAGCTGATAAATTAAGTTCGGCAGCCTTTTCTACTATACTGTTCCATATATCATCATGCATAGTTATATTATGTCTATTCATTTTACCTTTGTTAATATCTCTGACAGGTCTTCCAGCACCTTCTCTTTTACCGCCTCTATTTTCTATTACTTTTTTTTCCATAACTTATTCCTTGATTTATATTGACTTATTATTATATATATATATAATAATAGTTATATGGAAGCTACGGCTGGAGCTTGTCGGAGCCCCAACCGCTTTCTACTGCTTATTAATAGCTTATTTTCTTATGCTATTAACTAATGATATAATTGCGGCTAACAAGTATATCACTGCAGTTATGAAAGTTATAGCTTCCATATTTTTATATCCTCCTTTCGTTGAATATATACATATTATATACGCATTTAATCAAAAAGTCAATAGTAATTTAATAAAAAAATAATTTTTTTTTAACTTTTATTCATTAAATAAAATTATAACTGATTTATATTTGTTTGGTGGGGGTGGGTAAAATCTCTACAGGCTTTCAATCGGTGCAACGAGTGGGGAGTCTTTTATGCATGGCGATAACTTTTTTATTAGGGGGTATCAATGTCATTTTTCTAATTCTTTAATTTTATTTTCTAATTCATCAATTCTTTTTACAGTTTCTTCTAATTCTTCTACTCTTTTTTTTAATTTCTGCATTTCACTGCCTTTTTCTTCGTATTCTTTTTTAGCTTTTGCAACACAAGCCTGCACAAAACCTCCAAATGTGGCATTAGAATAATTGAAAGGATCTGCTTTATTATTTTTTACCATCTTAACAATCCATCTGTACAAATCCTAATTAAAATTAATTGATATACTATTTCTTGAATCCATAATATCTCCTCTAAATTATTATTATAATTATTGTATTTATAAATAATAAAAATTATCTTTACACACAATTTAATATTTTGGGTGTAAAAAATAGGACTTTTTCGCATAAAAGAACTTGCTATCTTTTGGAACAGAGTTATTGTCACACCATAATAAATAATTAAAGAAGAGGTAATTAAAAATGAATAAAGAAGTAATAAAAAATGTAGAGTTTATATTAAATCAATTATTTGATACAGATCATTTAACAATAGAAGTTCTTAGTAATCAAATAAAAATATTTGCATACGGAAAACATATTGCCGATTTTACATTCTGCTATGGAAAGTTTTATACGTTAAACTACCACATTCCAAGTCAAAATTGCATAGGTGATGTTGATATAACAGATAGAGATGTCTATGGAGATTTATTGTTGTTAATGTCTAAAATGGTAAGAACAAAAAATCATGGTAATATAATGAAAATATTAGAAACCATTATGATTAAATAAATGGAGGTTATATATGCAGGATAAAATAAGAACATTAGAAGATGCCAAAAAAAGATTAGGTAATAATTTATTAATATTAGAAAATAAAAACAGTATTATAGTATTTGATAGAGAAAAATATGCTTTACATAAAAAAAATGTGAACTGTATAGTTTTTACTAAAGAAGGGAAATTTAAATATTATTCAAGTATGACTAATGATTTAAGATTATATAAAAGATTATATAATCAACTGTCAAAGAAAAGATAAAGAAAAATAATTTTTTGTAGGGCTGCCAAAGACAGTCCTATTTTTTGCCTTAATTTTAATAAATAAGTGAGAAAAAAATAACTTTTTTGGGAAAAGAACTTGCTATCTTTTGTAACAGAGTTATTGTCATCACATAAATAATTAAAAATAAGAGGTAATTAAAAATGGTTAATTTTAGTTTGAATGATATAAAAGAAGGATTAAAAGAATACTACTCAGAAAAAGCAGCTGAATTATTAGCAGAACATTTCGTAATAAAAGAGCAAGGATCAAGTTTACCAATTTTAGCTTCATTAAATAAAAATAATGAATATGAAGTATCTATAGCCTATGATATTATAAGAGATAATTATAAAGAGTTTGATACAGAGGGTTTTATTAAATATTTAGAAGGAAAGAAAAAAGTATATGGAGATGAAATATTAACTAGTGATGATGATTTAATAATATGCTGTATGAAACAATAATATAATTATTATATTAAATGAGGGGCATTAAGCCCCTTATTTTTTTGCCTTAATTTTAATAAATAAGTGAGAAAAAATAACTTTTTTACGGAAAAGAACTTGCTATCTTTCGCAACAGAGTTATTGTCATCACATAAATAATTAAAAAAGAGGTAAATAAAATGACAACTTTTACATTAGATAGTATTACTAAAAAAATATTAGAAAACACTAATTTTTCTAAAACTTCATCTGAGGCTATAGCTAAATTTATAATAAAAGATGCTAGCTTTTCACTTGAAGGAGGTTTTTTTTCAAGGAGATATGATAAAGAAAAAAAAGAACTTATAATTGATCTTAATATAAAAGTAATAGTAAATCTATTTAAAGAGTTCACTACTAAGGAATTGGTAGATTTTATTAAAAATAAAAATTATCTATTTTTCAAAGAAAAAATAATGGCAAAAGGTCCTAATTATATATTGTATAGAATGTAATTTTATAAAAAATGAGGGGCATTAAAGCCCCTTATTTTTTGCCTTAATTTTTAATAAATAAGTGAGAAAAAATAACTTTTTTGCGGAAAAGAACTTGCTATCTTTTGGAACAGAGTTATTGTCACACCATAATAAATAATTAAAAAAGAGGTAATTAAAAATGATTAAATTAAGAATGTTTTTTATAATTTATGAAAAGGCTTTAGATTTAGTAGAAAAAAAAGAATATGATGGTGCTGCAGATCAATTTGAATATTTACTTGAAATGCTAGAAAATAATAAAAATGTTATAGAAGATTATGAAGAATTAAAAGAAAGCATTAATAATAATATAGCAGGATGTAAGCTATTTATGAAAGGACTTTAATAGTAAAAATAAGGGGAAAATTAAAAATGATTGACTTAAAAGAACTTTTTACTTTGTATAAAAAAGCATTTAAAGCATTTGAAGATAAGAATTATAATGAAGCTTCATTCCAATATAAAGTATTATTAACATTACTAGAAGATCATAAAGAATATATAAATAATTATGATGATTTAAAATTAACTATAGAAAACAATATAGATTTGTGCAATAAGCTAGAAAACTTTTTTTAATTAACAAAAAAAGAGGTGGTGCATACCACCTATTTTTTTACCTTAATTTTAATAAATAAGTGAGAAAAAATAACTTTTTTGCGGAAAAGAACTTGCTATCTTTTGGAACAGAGTTATTGTCACACCATAATAAATAATTAAAAAAGAGGTATTTAAAAATGATTAAATTAAGAATGTTTTTTATAATTTATGAAAAGGCTTTAGATTTAGTAGAAAAAAAAGAATATGATGGTGCTGCAGATCAATTTGAATATTTACTTGAAATGCTAGAAAATAATAAAAATGTTATAGAAGATTATGAAGAGTTAAAAGAAAGCATTAATAATAATATAGCAGGATGTAAGCTATTTATGAAAGGACTTTAATAGTAAAAATAAGGGGTATTAAAGCCCCTTATTTTTTGCCTTAATTTTAATAAATAAGTGAGAAAAAATAACTTTTTTGCGGAAAAGAACTTGCTATCTTTCGCAACAGAGTTATTGTCATCACATAAATAATTAAAAAAGAGGTAATTAAAAATGATTCAATTAGAGAGATATTTTAGAATATACGGTGAGGCAACTAAGGCATTAAGAGAATGCAGATATGAAAACGCTAGCTATTTATTTAATTTGTTATTATCTTTTTTTGAAGAAGATAAAGAATCTATAAAAGATTATGAACATTTAATAGAAGTATTAAAAAAGAATATAGAGGCATGTGACATATTAAATAATAATAATATTTAATTATGATATTGAAAAATAATGGGCTTAAAAGCCCATTATTTTTTGCCTTAATTTTAATAAATAAGTGAGAAAAAAATAACTTTTTTTGGGAAAAGAACTTGCTATCTTTCCAAACAGAGTTATTGTCATCACATAAATAATTAAAAAAGAGGTAATTAAAAATGAATAAACAATTAAAAAAAGAATTAGCAATAATAAAAAACAATAATAAAGAGGCTACAAAAGCAATAAGGGAATTATTAAGTAATGATAAATTAGATGTTGATTTGAATAGATATAATGCAGAAGTTAATTTTAATAATGAGGAGATAGTAAGAACTGATAAAGATAGAGATGGAAAAATAATATCTTCTTTCAGAGTATATAGCATGAGAGTAGATACTAATACAAGCGATGATATTATAAATAATTATGCAGATTTTTTAGAATTATCATCAAGAATGATGAGAAAAGAAATGCAAACAAAAATAAATGAATTATTAGGTTATTATATAACAAAAACAGAGGCAGAAATAAATAATTTAAATATTGCTTAAGATAACAATGAATATACAGCTTTATTATATATAAAGCTGTATATAAAAAATATAACTTTTTAGAGAAAATGACTTGCTATCTTTCGACAAAGAGTTATTGTCACACCATAAATCATTAATTAAAAAGAGGTAATTAAAAATGAATAAAAAATCAAAAAATCATAAGCAATTAGAAGCATTAGAAAAAAATAATAATAATGAAGCTACAATAGAAATAAGAAAATTATTAAATAATAATAATTTATTTGCAGACATACGAGAATATGATGCGGCAGTATATATAGAATATTATATAAATGGAAAAAGAAGATACGATGAAGTTATAGGAGCTCACATTAAAGATAATAAAACTGTATGCAATTATCCAGTTTACTCTACTTATATAAGTGATGAAACAAACAAAGAGTTTATGGCACATTATGCAGTATTATTAAAGTTATCATCTAAAATATTAGAAAAAGATACAATTAGAAATAAAATTAACAAAATATTAACTAGATATATGAATAAAATAAAATATGAAATAGACAATTTGAAAGTACTGTAAACCTTTTTTTAATTATTTAAATGGATACTTTATATATAATAATATATAAAGTATCCAGATTATAAGGTAAATACACCTTCGCTTTCATAAATACTTGTCGTATCTTCAAAATGATTTTTAATCACTCTATGAAGAGCCATAATAGAGGCTACAACACCATCTATTCTTTTATATGATCTTCTTCTGTCAGGTTTTACAGGAAGATAATTATCTCTACCATCTGTTTTTACTTCACAGCAGCTTATCATCCAATTAAGAACTGCATTATTACCATGTAAAAGTTTTCGTTCATCTATAGTTTTTTCAAATAAAGAAGTTCCTTCAGATAAACCTCCAACAGCAAAAGACTGCCTAACCTGTTCCATTTTGAAGCCTTCGCTTTCTAAGTGTGTTACTATTTCAATAGCTTTCCAAGGGTCATAAGCTATTTCTATAATTTCAAAATATGCAGCATCATTTAAGATTGAAGATTCTATAACATCAAAATCTATTATATCACCGCTTGTTAAAGTAATTAAACCTTGAGAAGCCCATAATTCATAAGGTACTCTGTCCTCTTTAGAACGCTGCCTGATATTTTCTTGAGGCATAAAGAATCGTGGCAGAAGTATATATGGACCATTATCAATAGAATCAAAACATAAAACATAAGCCGCTATATCTCTTGTCGTTGCCAAATCTAAACCAATACATGCCTTCCTGCCTTTTAATTCATTTATATTTATATTTTGATGTGAATAAGATTTAAGCCACCTGTCAGAAGAAATCCAAACCTCGCTTGCCTGTGTCCAAACATTCAAGTTCTTTGTAAGAATATCTGTTCTTTGAATAGGTTTATCTAGTCCTTCTAAAAGCCTAGATTTTAGGTAACTGTCTTTTACAGAAACATTTATATTAGGATTAGCTTGAAAAATAATTTTATTTATTAATTCTTCCTGCTTTGAAACATCTTCATTTTTATTTAACTTTTCTTTATATTCAGACATAAATACCCAAATATCATTGATGTTATCAGGCTCGTATATTATAGTAAAATACTCATCATTATTTAATGAACCTTGTAATACTTGCTTTGCATATTCATATTCAGAAAAACATACTGAAGATTTATCAAATCCAGCCGTAGTAATTATAAATATAAGAGGCTGCCTTCTAGCTCCCATTCCAGATTCAAGAACATTTAATAATTCATTATCAGGATGAGCATGGTATTCATCTACTATAACTAAATGCGGATTTAATCCGTCTTCAGTATTGCTGTCCTGTCCAAGCGGTTTGGATTTTGAGGCAGTATCTTTTTTCTTTGTAATTGTAGAAGTTTGTTTATATGTAATCGCTTCTTTATTAAGAGCTTTTGCTTTTCTTATTTGCCTTTCGCTTTCACTCCATGCAATTTTCGCTTGATCTTTTTTAGTAGCTATATAGTATATTTCAACTCCAGCCTCTGCAGGACTGTCGCAGAAAAAACAATAATTACCAATGCCAGATGCAAAAGTAGTTTTTCCATTCTTCCTGCTCACTTGAACATATGCTTTTTTGTAACGTCTGAGTTTATTTTCCTTTCTTCTCCATCCGAATATACTTGCTATTATAAACTGTTCCCAAGGCTCTAGTATAATATTATGATTTGCCCATTCTCCTTTCGTATGTACTAAAGATTGAATAAAAGTAATAGGACGTTTAGCTTCGTTCTCATCAAAATAAAAAGGATAATCATTATTTTTTGATTTTTCTATATCGTCCAAATGCCTTTTCACAGATAAAAAAGCAGCTTGACAGACTGGTAATTCTTTATTTATAACTTTATTGATATATTCTTCATAAGTATACATCATATTTAACCATTTATCATTTTTTCAAGCGGATCATCCTCTTCTATAGTGTCAGGTGCAGGAACTTTCTTTTTAGAAGCAGGAGTTAAACCGAACTCGGTAAGCATTTTAGTATATGCTGTTATAGCTTTATGATATGCTAAATATTCGCCCATTGTTTGAGAGTTTTTACCTGCTAAATATCCAGCTATAGAACCGCCTTCATTAATCATAGCTTCATAAAGATTCATAGCATCACCATAATGCAGACATAAAAGTTCAAATGCTGATAAATCGGCATCTCCAAGCATATTTTTTTCAGCAAAAATAGGAGCAAGTTCTTTCCATTTTTTTAAAGAATACCCACAAAAATATTCTGGTGCCGTAGGCATGCTTTTAGCAGGATTTGGTATTTTAACGGCTTTTTTTGGCTTATTTTGGGCATTTTTTGGGGCTTTTTTGGCTTTATCGGGCATTTATACTCCTGAGATTATAATTTAGTTAAAAATCTACATTAATAATAAGTAATATAATATTTTATAACTAGACAAATGTCCGCCTATGGCGTAAAAAAAATAATTCAGGAGCTTTTTCGATATAGGCAGACAGTCGTCTGGTTAGGAAAGTTGTTATTGGAAATTATTTCTTGAAATTATTGATAAAACTTAATAATATATTTTCAAATTCATTTATTTTATATAATGATTTTTTAGATTTTGTAAGTTTATAAGAAGCATTTGCTCCTTTTTCCATACTAACTAAATTACCTGCCTTACCTGTTAAAATATCAGACTTAGACCATATATTAAAATATAAATCATCTGGAGAGACACCTAAACAAATTATAGCCTCATATTTTCTATGATATCTTATATGGTTAAATTGAAAATTAAAATTTGTATCTTCAGTTGCAGTTTTTATCTCAAAATCAATATTTTCTATTTCTATATCATATGCATTTTTATCTCTTACATCTGTAGACTTTTTAGAAAGTTTAGAATTGATATTTAATTTATTACATAATTCATGAATAAAATCCTGACCAACACTTCCTACACCTGTATTAGAAAGTGTTTTTATTTTTTTAAATTCGGCATTATCCCATTTAGAATGATTATGATATTTTTCTAAAATATGTAAAAATAATTCACTATAAATACTATCAGGCATTAACAATTCCCCTATCTATTAAGGCTTTTTCTATATGATACATACTTATATGTCTGCAATTATGCGTTGCCAAATTACTGTAATCATTCCAATTTATACTGTTTAATATATTTTCAACTTTTTTTTTAGATTTTTTTATTATAATACCATATCCGCATACATATTTTACTTCTGAAAAATCTTTTACTAATTTAGGCTGTTGTGTATAATATGTTCTTTGAAGAAAAAAATCAGCATTATTCATTTTTTCTATTCCGCAAGTTCTTTCTTTTCTAGTATCAACAGTAAATATATCTACCCAATCATCACAAGACTTCTTTTCTTCTAAATCACTATTCCCTTTTTTCCATATTTGCCATAAAGCATTCACAGTAATTTTTTTATTATCTAATCTATAAAAACTATCATTTGGAAGTATTTCAGAATGTACTAACTTCATATTGTTTACTCTATTTTTTGGAGAACCTTTTCCATCACTCTGAAATGACATAGGCAATATAAATCCTATATAATCAGCATATTGTGCTGCTGAGTTCATAAAAGCTAAAGCAAGCCAAGCCCTGTAACCAAATGGAGGATTACCTATAAATATATACTTTTTAGTCAAATCATCAGGCGACCATAGTAAAAAATCTTGTTCCAATATACCATCAGATAAAGGCATTAAATCTAATCCTATTTTATTTTTTGAATCTAATAAATTAAAAAAAGCACCATTACCAGCTGAAGGTTCAACAAAAGTATAGTTTGATATATCTATTTTTTCTTTGTCTAAAAAAGATAATAGATTATTGTAGCAATATTTAGCAGTATCTTCTTTTGTAAAAAATTGCTCCAAATCTATTTCTTCTGGATTTATCCATTTAGGAAATATTCTATTTTTAATCCATATTTTATTTCTTTTAGCAATAATATTATTCTTACTCTCTTCAAAATCTTTATATAACATTAGATTTTTACCCTCTACATATCGACATATATTATATTCTATCTTAAAAAGATAAAAAATCAATAATAAAAAACTAAAAATACAGTATATACAAATACCGTAATAAGTAAAAATAAAGGCACACAGTGGGACTTTAAGTTCTTGTAATAAAATAACAATATAAAACTTATATTTCCTTATATTTTTTTATATATTATATGTCTGTAATAAAAAATATAAGGAATTATATAAAAAAATGGCTATTTCCTGATTTTAGCCATATAGATGGAAGTAATTTTTTATCAATTCAAAATGATAAAACTCTATCAGCAGTCAATCCTAATACTGCTTTAACTTTCTCTACAGTATTTGCATGCGTGAGAGTTATAGCAGAAACAATAGCAACTTTACCTCTTTTTGTATATAAAATAAATGGAAATAATAAAGTAAAAGCTAAAGATCATTCTTTATATAAATTATTGCATGACTCTCCTAATGAAGAATGCACATCCGTATCATTTATAGAGAGTCTAATCACCCAAATACTTCTTCAAGGCAACGGTTTTGTAGAAGTAGTAAGAGATAATTTTAACAGAGTAACAGAACTTTATTTAATAGATTCTAATAAAATTAAAGTATATAGAGATTCAAATGGTGATAAAATGTTTGAATACTCTGATGATGGAGGAATAATCACTTTATCTCCAGCACAAGTTATGCATATAGCAGGACTTGGATGGAACGGAGTGATAGGATACAGTCCAATAGCTATGATGCGTAAGCAAATAACTACAGGACTTTATCAAGATAATTTTGCATTAGATTTCTTTTCTAATGGCGTTAAAAAAGTTCCAATTATTTCACATCCGCAAAAATTAAGTTCAGATGCTAAAAAAAACTTAAAAGAAAGCTTCAGAGAGGCTTGGGAAAAAGGTATAGTTGTTCTTGAAGAAGGAATGAAAATAGAGCCTGTGACAATGAATTTGTCAGATGCTCAGTTTTTAGAAAGCAGAAGATTTTCAGTAGAAGAAATATGCCGAGTGTTCCGTGTACCTCCTCATTTAATCGGTGATTTAAGCAGAAGTACAAATAATAATATAGAACATCAAAGTATAGAGTTTGTTACTCATACCATAAGACCTTGGTGTGTTCGTATAGAAAAAGCATTAAACGGCTATTTATTAAGCGAATCAGAAAGAAAAAAATATAATATAGAGTTTAATTTGGACGGACTTTTGAGAGGCGATACTCTTACAAGACAGCAAGCGAATCAAATCAAATTGAATAATGGTGTTCTTACTAGAAATGAATGGAGAAGACAAGAAAACCTTAATGAAGTAGATGATGAATATGGAGATGAGTATTTCGTTTCTCAACAAATAAGACCAATAAAAACAGTTTATGAAGAACCTAAAGAAACTGAAGACAATCAAAACTTTAATATAAATAATAATGATAAAAATAAAAAATTAGAAGAGGAAGATAAAAATGCCAGTGAATAATAATGAAATTAGAAGTATAGATATTGATATCCAAAAAAGCACAGACACCGAAGGTGAACCTCTTAAATTAAGAGGCTATGCTATTGTATATAATTCTTTAAGTGAGCCTCTTTATGGTGATTTATTTAGAGAGCGTATAAACAGAGGTGCTTTCACTAAATCATTATTAGAAAATGATCAAGTATGTCTTTGGGGACATGACACAAGATATGTACTTGGCAGAAAAAGTGCTGGCACACTAATTTTAAGAGAAGATGATAAGGGCTTATATTTTGAAGTTTCTTTACCAAATACTACTTGGGCAAGAGATTTAAAAGAAAGCGTAGACAGAGGCGATATAAAGCAAATGTCTTTCGGCTTCAAAGTAGTAAGAGAAAATTGGCTTGATAATAAAGAAACATTAAAAGAATATGGAATGCCTATTCGTGAAGTAGAAGAAATTACTTTGCATGAAATATCATTAGTAACATTTCCTGCTTATACAGAAACAAATGTTAGAGATCAAAATAATGATGCATATATTCCAAAACCACCTGATAAATCTATACCTATAGAGAATGATGGCTTTGAAGATAGAAGTAAGGAATATAAGCGAAAAATACAATATCTAAAAATAAAAAATAAATAACAACAAGGAGTATCAAATTATGAAACCAGAAGAATTAAGAGCTTTAATAGAAAAACTAAAAAATGAAAATGCTTTAGCTTTAACAACTCTTGATGAACTTATGCAAAAAAGAAATGCATATTCTTCTATGAGTATAGAAGAGAGAAACATTAAAAAAGATGATATATCAAAATTAGATAATGATATAGATACTTTAATGCAGGTTATAGAAAACAGAAATAAAGAGATAGAAAGATATGATAAACTTCTATCGCTTCAAACTAATTCTTCTATGAATAAAAGAAATACAGCTGATAATTTAGATACTTCCGATGCTGATAATGAAGCTGAATTAAGATCTAAAGTAGATAGATGGTTTAGAACAGGCAATGATAAAGAGATAAGGGAAACACTTCAGGCAGGAGTTGCTGAAGGTGGCGGTAATACTATCGCACCTCAGTATCTTGTAAAAGATATTATAAAAGAACTTGATAAAACTGTACGAATAAGAACAAGAGCAAATATAATTCCTGCTATGAACGGATATTCTAATATAGGAATACCAACGCTAGAAAGTGATTTAAATAATCTTGAATGGACATCAGAAATAGGTGAAGTTCAAGAAGATGCTAATATGGCTTTCGGTAAAAGAGAAATGAAAGCAAATCAATTAACTAAATTGGTAAAAATTAGTAAGAGATTAATAAAGCAGAGCAATATAGATATTCAAGCTTTTGTACAGCAAAGAATAGCATTCAAATTAGCAGCTACATTGGAATATAATTATTTATATGGCAATGGAACAGATAAGCCTTTAGGAATATTCGCACAGACTTCAGATAATACAGCCGCTATTCCAACTGATAGAGATATCAAAGTAGGAACTGCAAATGCTGCTATAACTTATGATGGTTTAGTAGATGCCGTAAGCGGTTTAGAAGGCGGATACCAAAATGGTGCGGTGTGGATGCTCAATAAGAAAGCTATTGCGGCATTAAGAAAATTAAAAGATAAGCAGGACCGCCCTATTTGGCAGGAAAGTTTAGTAGCAGGACAGCCTAGTGTTTTACTTGGAATACCTGTTATACAGAATGACTTTATAGAAGATAAGCTGGAATCTACAAAATACTTCGGTTTTTTAGGAAACTTAAATTATTATTGGATCATGGACAGTTTATCAATGGAGTTGCAGGTTCTATATGAATTATACAGCAAAACAAATCAGGTAGGTTTCCAAGTAGGATATTGGGGAGACGGTGCTCCTATACAAAAATCAGCATTTGTAAGATTATTAGCAAATGATCAAGCGTATGCAGCTTAATAATTTTTAATAAGGCTTTTATATGAGTAGCAATCCTAAAAGTATTGATAACACTATAGATATTGATGTTTCTAATGTAATCGACAAAGGCGTGCTTTCGCAAGAGGCAGAAGATGATGACAAACGTAGTTACTTTGACTGAGTTTAAAAAGTTTCTAAACTTAGAAGGCATTGATTATGATGATGATATACTGCAATTGGCTTTAGATAGTGCAATCAGCTATTGTAATAAAGTTAATGAAACAGAATACAAAAGAATTGATTGTCCTCCTGAAGTTAAGTATGCAATTCTTGGACTTGCTACTCATTATTTTGAAAGCAAAACAGGAGAAGCCAGTCAAAGTGAAAAAGTAGCTTTGGAAGGTGTGCATAGATTATTGGCTATAGCTAGGGAAAAGTTTACTTTATGAAAGTGGCTAAACTGATACATTCTATAACTTTTTATATATCTGAATATGTAGATAATAAAAATGGAACAGGAAAAACTCAATTAAAAGAATTAAGAAAAGTTAAATGTTCTATTGAAGATATAACATTTAAAGATATACAGCAAGGTAAAAGAAAAGATTTAGAAAGAACTTTAAAAGTACATACTCATTATTTCAAAGAGTTTGATACTAAAGGAATGATGGCCAAAATAAATAATGAAGATGATATTTATGAAGTAATTTATAGAGAAAATGTTTCATATAAAAATATAGAATGTATATTTACAATAAAAAAATTGATAAATAATAAAAGCGGATAATATGTCAGGTGTTATCAGAAAAACTTCTATAAGTATAAAAGGACTTGATGAGTTCAGAAAGACTTTAGAAGAACTAGGCGGCGATTTCAAGAAAGCTATAAAAGCAGGAGCTAGAAAAGCAGGAAATGAAATTGCAAAAGAAGCCAATGCTGAGGCAAAAAGTAGAGGCTGGAGTGAAAATAAATACTATGATGTAAAAGAAAGAAAATCATCAAAAGGAAGCGACACTTCAGTAGCTATAAAAGTTGGAACATTAGAAAAAAAAGGCGGCGGAGTTCCATCTAAGAACAAAATAAAATGGTATAAAGAACAGGGAGATAGATATTATGTACGCTTCCCTGAATATGGGACAGTTTCTCAGCCTCCTCAGCCTCTTTTAATTCCTATTTTTGAAAGTAAAAAAGATGTTATAGAAGAATATATAAAACAAAAATTACAGCAAGCAATAGACAAAGCAAACAAAAAGAATAAATAGCGAATGCGAGGCACAAAGCAAATTTATTTGCTTTGTATTTATAGCCGAGCAGGAGTATAACAATAATGATTGAGAATGCTATATATACAATACTTAAAGAATTAACAAAAAGAGAAGCGGACGGAGTTTATTTAGATTTCGTTTCTGATTCTCAAATAGATAAAAATAAAACATATATAGTTTATTCTTTAACAAGCAGCACACCGCATTATGAATTTGAATATGGCAGGAATGTTTATCAAATAGCAGTATATTCTAATGATTTGAGTAAAGCATTGAATATACAAAAAGCAATAGGCAAATATTTTACCAATTTAACAGCTATTATTGATGATACAGAAATATGCGGATGCAGCGTTTCAAATGAAACACATAACTATACTGAAGATTTTTATCAAGCTGTAAGCATAGTAAATATATTATATAAATATTAATTATAAGGATATTTTATGAGTCAAACACAAGTTCAAGAAAAAAGTACAATAAGATACGGAAGTGCAAAAGTTTTAATTGGAGATAGATTTGATAAACTTGTAGACATAGGGGCAGGACGCAATGTTAGTTTAAAAGAAACTATGTCTACAGCAGATATAGAAAGTGACAATGCAGGAACTATAGCTACTCTACAGACAGAGCATAAAATTGAGGTTTCACTTGATAGTTTAGAAATTAATTTCAAAAACTATGCTATGGCAAGAGGCGGTATTGATAATATAAACGAATATGATGGTAAAACAGAAGTTACAAAACAGTATGTGGTAGAATCAGATACATATAAAAGAGGTGAAGAAATAAAAGTTCCATTTAAGAATGCAGATGGAAGCGAAGTCACAATAACTAAAGTAGAAAAGAAAAACTCTATGGGAAATATTCTCATAGAAGAATCAAGCTACGAAAAAATAGGAACTAATGGAATAAAAATTACAGATAGTAAAATATCTCCTAGTACAGATACTTTAATTATAACATATACTAGAATAATGCCTAAAATGGTAAGAATGACAACAGGCGGAAAAAGTTCTAAAATAAAACCTAAATGCATAATGATAGTTAATACTAATGCTGAAGGTAAAGAATTTAGAATATATTTACCACAAGCTTCAATAGCAGGAGGCTTAGAGTTTACATTCCCTTCAGATAAAGCACAGGATGTATTAGTAGGGAAATTGAGTTTTACAGCAACTACATCAGGCAGTCAGCAAAGCGGAGAACAGCTTGCATGGTATGAAGATGAACAAGCAGTCAGCGATGATGAAAAAGATGAAGTTATAAAAGAGGAACTTACTTTAGAAGCAAACAAGGAAAGTTTAGATTTGAAAGTTGGTGAAGCACCGAATGTAAATCTTACAAGCAATGCTGATACTATAGATTATAGCTTAGAACCTACTGAGCAAGATTATTTTGATGCAGAATATAATGACACTGATAAGATATTTACTATAACAGGAAAAAAAGCAGGCAAGGCTGTATTAAAAATTATAGCTAAAAAAGCTGGATGTGAAGATAAAATAATAAGCATACCAATTACTGTAGCAGAAGTTCTTACTTTGGAAGCTAACAAGCAAAGTTTAGGCTTAAAAGTCGGAGAAAAACCTACTATAGATCTTATAAGCAACGCTGATACTATAGATTATAGCTTAGAACCTACTGAGCAAGATTATTTTGATGCTGAATATACGGATAAAGTGTTCACTATAACAGGAAAAAAAGCAGGAAATGCTGTATTGAAAGTAGTAGGTAAAAAAGCAGGCAATGAAGATATAACACTCAGCATACCAATTACTGTGGCAGAAGTTCTTACTTTGGAAGCTAACAAGCAAAGTTTAGACTTAAGAGTCGGAGAAAAACCTACAATAAATATTACAAGCAATGCTGATGAAATAACATATTTAATAGAGCCAGAAGAACAAGGCTTTATTGATGTTGAATACAATGATGCTGATAAAGTATTCACTATTACAGGTAAGGCAGCAGGCAGTGTAACATTGAAGATAACAGCTAAGAAAGCAGGCAATGAAGATAAACAATTAGACATTGTTATTAATGTTGCAGCTTAATAAAAAATTAGGAGGAAGTAAAGCTTCCCTATGATCTTTTTTTTGGGGAAAGTTTGAATAAGAATTATGGAAATAGTAATTACAGATTTAGAAGAGTTTAGTAAAAAGAAAGCAGTTTATGCTAAACTTGGAGATTATAACATTAATGTTAATGATCTATCTCTTAAAATAGCTCTTAAAGTAAATAATCACTTTAAGAGCATTCAGAACAATGAAGATTTTAATATAGAGTTATTGATTGATGAGATAGTAATTCCTCTTATAGAAAGACAAAATGCAAATGTAGATAGAGAAAAAATATTGGAAGAGTTTAATTATGATCAATTATTAAAATTACTGAATATGATATTTGAATCTTATCTTCATGCAGGAACTGATTCAAAAGAAACAAAAGAGGTTAATACAAAAAATAAAAAAAAAGAAAACTAATAAAAATAGAACTAATAAAATTGTTGGCACATCTAGCTCATAGTTATGGCTGGACAGAAGACTGTATGATGGAGATGAGTTTGCAAAGACTTCTGCTCTATTATACAGCTTCTTTAAATTTGCCTTATATAATCGAAGTTCAAGAAGAAACAAAGTCAGATAATAATGTAACAGAAACAAAGCAGGGAAATAAAACTATAAGAAGAGAAAAGCAAGGGCTTTGGGAAATAGAAACAATAATAACGGATAATTAAATAAATGAGTAACTTAAATGTCAGTATATATGCAGATGCTTCCCAAGCTATTGAAGCATTTGGAAAACTTAAAGATAAAACAACCGACTTAGAAAGAGGTTTTGATAAAATAGGAAAATCTTTTGATAAGTTCGGTTCTTTAGCTACTAAAAGTTTAACTGTTCCAATAGCTGCAGGAACAACAGCTTTTGCATTAGCAACTAAAAAAGCTACTGATTTTGATAATGGAATGCGTGAGGTTCTTACGCTTCTTCCTAAATTAGGGAGTGAAGGTTTTGAATCTTTAAAGCAGGAAACTTTGGCTTTTTCTAAAGAAATCGGAAAAGTACCTGAAGAAGTAGTACCTGCTTTATATCAATCACTTTCTGCAGGAGTTCCTAGAGAAAATGTATTTGACTTCTTAAAAACAGCAGCTGAAGCTTCAGTTGCAGGTGTTGCTGAATTAGAAACGTCAGTAGACGGACTTACTTCAGTGACAAATGCTTATGGAACAGAAGTTCTTAATGTTAATAGAGCTTCGGACATAATGTTTCAAACTGTAAAGCTAGGAAAAACTGATTTTACTCAGTTATCAAAATCTTTATTTAATGTCATTCCTACCGCTTCAGCATTAGGTGTTCAGTTTGAAGATATAGGAGCTGCTATTGCTGTAATGACTGCACAGGGTACGCCTACTTCTGTGGCTACAACGCAGATTAGGCAAGCTTTAGTAGAGCTTAATAAAGAAGGCAGCACCACAGATAAAGCGTTTAGAGAAATAGCAGGAACTAGCTTTAAAGAGTTTATCGAACAAGGCGGTACTCTTCAGGAAGCTCTGCAAATGCTTGCTGAAAAAGCTGCTAAAAGCGGAAAAGATGTTTCTAGTATGTTCAGCAGCGTTGAGGCAGGAAATGCTGCTTTGGCATTATCTGGAAAGAATGCTAGTAAGTTCAAAGATGCTTTAGATCAAATGAATAATTCAGCAGGTGCTACAGCTGAGGCATTCAAAAAAATAGATGATGGTCCAGCAAGACAGTTTGAAAAAATAAAAGCAGAACTTAGTGCTTTAGTAATAGAGCTTGGAAACAGCCTTCTTCCTGTTGTTAATGAAGATTTACTTCCTGTTATAAGAGATAAAGCAGTTCCTCTCGCTGAAAAAATGATTCTTACTATAATATCATTAATAAAAACATTCAGCGATTTGCCTGCACCTTTGCAAGCGGCAAGTGTAGGATTTGTTGCTTTAGCAGCAGGCTTCGGTCCTGCATTAAAAGGTATAGTAGGACTTGGAAAAGGATTAACAGAAGCTAAGAAAACTATATCAGATTTTAAAAATGCAGTATCTACATTAAAAACATCCGCTAGTTCTATTCAAGGATTAAGCACAGCTTGGAAAGCATTAAATACTGTTATGTTTGCAAGTCCTGTTGGAGTTATAACAGCTTTAACTGTAGGGCTTGGTGCTTTAGCAGTAAAAGCATATAAATTAAATCAGGAATATAAAGCATTAATAGAGACTTCAAACCAATTAGCTAATAGCACAAAAGAATTAAATGATAATGCTTTTAAAGATGTAGGTTTATTTGAAGAGTATCAAAAACTAGCTAGTGCCAAAGAGTTAGATGCAGCAGCTACTGAAAGATTAAGACAAGTAACTGATAAACTTACTAGACTATATCCTAATTTAAAAACTGTAGTTTTAGATGGAATAACCTATATAGATTCTGCTACTATGAAGTTAGAAGATTATAGAACGGCAGAAGAAAGTATACAAATACAAACTATAGAAACAAAAATAAAAGAATTAGAAGAAAAGCGAAAGATATATAATGCTGCTGTTGAAAATCTAAAAACTTTCTTATATTCAGCTGGTATGAGCGAAGGCCAAGCTAATGATGAAATATTAAAAAGGTCTGATTATAAAAAATTATCAGAAGTAGAAAATACATTAAATACATTAGAAAAACAAAGAAATGACTTAAATCAAAGTATGCATTTAAGACAGTCTCTAACTAGAGATGGAATAGATTTAGAGACTAAGGAAAAAGAAGCTAATGAAAAGAGCATTAATGCAATAAAAGGAAAATCTGATGCTGTAAAGACAAGCGGAAAAACTTATGAAGATTATTTAGCTCTATTGAAACAAGCGGAGGAAGAAGAAAAAAGAAGAGTCAGCAACCTTCGTAATATGGGTGCTGAAATAAGTGATGCTGAAGCTCTTGAAGCTAAAAAAGATAAAGTAGGTGCTATACTCACAGAAATGAGTACAGCATTAAACTTGAATACTAATCAGATAAAGTATTTAAGTGATAATTACGGATACGCATTAGACAGCATAAAAACTGATAGATTTTCAGAATTAGTAAAAGAAATAGAAAATAGTATATCCGCTTATGAAAGAGGTGTGGCAGTTGCTGAGGAGTTCGGTGATAAAGTAAGTGAAGCCGAACAGCAAGGACAGAAAAGCGAAATAGTAAGAAGCGGCATAGAGAGCATAACAAACGAATTAGAACTTACAACTGAACAAGTAGAAATATTAAAAGAGAAGTTTGGAGAGCTTTGGAAAACTCCAACTCAAAGCCTTGCAAGTTATTTTAGTGCCAATTGGCTTCAAATGCTTAATGACACAATCGGCTATACAAGTGATTTTTATTCTGCTGTGCAGGAAATGCAAATACAGGCTATAGAGTTTGAAATAGAAAAAAATGAGGAAAGAAAAGAAGCGGCATTAGAAGCGATAGAAGAAGAAAAGAAAGCAAGACTTGAAGCTATAGGAATAATGGAAAACTCTCAAAAGCAGAGTTTATTAAAAGAAATAAAGCAATTACAAAATAGACAAAAAGTTGCTCTAGGACTTTATGAGCAGGAGAGAATAAAAGCTGAACTTGAAGAGAAACAAAAAGAACTAGCTAAAATACAAATAGAAGAAGAAGCTAAAGCCAAACAAATGGAAGTAGAAAAAAACTACAATAATGAAAAGATGAGGCTTGAATATAATTCTCAAATGGAAAGTTGGAAAATGTCTTTGGCTCAGGCAACAGCTTCTTTAGCCCAGGCAGCAATAAACGCTCTAGCCTCAGCAATGGCAGTCCCTTTCCCTGCTAATTTACTTGCTTATGCTACTTTACTTGGAATTGTAGGAAGCGGTGCTATTAATTTGGTAACAATGAACCAAGCTAAACCGCAAGAGCCTAAATACTTAGCAAAAGGCGGACTTGTTGAAAGAAGAAACGGAGGAATTAATGCTGTAATTGGAGAGGGAGCAAGCGATGAAGCGGTTATACCTCTTGAAGATAGAATACTTTCAAAAATAGGAAGTCAAATTTTTGAAGCAAGTAAAGCTGAAGATGGCAGTTATTCTGTTGATACAAAAACATCAGAAACTGTATTCAATCAGCCTGTTTATTTAATGCTTGATGGAAAGATAGTGGCAAGTACTATGCTCAATTTAAGCAAACGAGGTGTAAAAGTTGTCAGCCAGAGAGGTATATTATGAGATTATTATGTAATAACATATTTAATCTATTTCCGTATACTATATCTGGAGGCGAAGATGATTTTTTTCCTATAGAAAATATGTTTAATTATCAAACTCTGGAAGTTGGAAGATTCAAAAGCGAAGAAGAGGCAAGTTTATTTTTAGATGGGAAAGGTACTATAAACTGTTTTGCTATTTTTAATACAAATATTAAAAATATAAATATAGAAATAGAAGATATATACGGCAATTTTATTTATTATAATGTTTATATAAAAAACAATTATGGAGTTTATAATATAGCTCCTGTTGAGTTTACAAGAATAAAAATAATTTTTAATAAAAAAGCAGACGGCAATATTATAGAATGCGGATATTTTATTATAGGAGAGGCAGTAGATTTCCCTCCTCATGATAAAACCAAAACGCATACTGTAAATTATACACATGAACAGTATTTTTCTCAAAGCGGTCATTATTTTTGCAGGAGGCTTCCTGTTAAAAGCTATGATACTTGGAAAGTATCTTTTCCATATTTAACAAATGCTGATAGAGATAAAATAATTAACTTTTTTAATGAAAATAATTTTGAACCTTTTGTTCTTCAAGTGTGGATTGAAGAAACTATAATGCCAAATACGGAAAGAGAACTTGGTATATATAATTATAGTAAATATGGAAAAGCTGTATACGGAAGTAGAACAAAAATTAATTATCCTAAATACTATATGAAATCAGGACTTTATGTATGTACTAATGATAAAATAGATTTTAAGAAAGGAAAGAATGATTTATATCAATATTCTACAGAATTAACATTTAGGGAAATTAAATAATATGTTTGAGTTAATATATGAACCTTCATGCATACCGCTTACAATTGAGGAAGGATATAAAAAACAAAATATTTTATTAAATAAAACTAGATTTTTATATACAGCTTTTGAAGGAATTAAACTTAATCATTTTTTAGATATAGAACCTCCTGTTTTAATGAAAGGTTCTATTTGTTTATTTTGTAATTCTATATATGAAAGTAAAGAGGACATAAAGCTTGTTGACAATAGCAGAGAAGAAGGCAACAGATATATAAGATTGAAGCTATCTAATAATGGTAAAAACTTAATTGCAGAATTAGTTACAAATCTTGATTGTTTTTATAATGAAGAACTTGGCGGATTTTATAAAGAAATCAATGGAGAGCTATATAAATATATAGCCTATTATATGTATTATGATGGTAATAGATACAATGGATATTATTTAGACAATTATAATAATGAGGTATATTAATGTTTAGAGTAATTAAAGAACCAACAGAAAATCCAAGCAATTTATTAGATAGCTATAGACAGCAGAATATCATTATGCAAAAAATGCGTATGCTTCATACTGCCTTTGATGGTATAAAATTAAATCATTGGAGTGATACAGACAGAGAACTTCCTGATATTTTAGCAGGCAGTATTTGTGAGTTCGAAGGAAGATTATTGGAAACAAATCAAACCATAAAATTGACTGATAATATTAGCAGCGGCGGTACAATTAAACAAGATTTAAGATTTATAAAACTTGTTATAGTAAGAGATTCTAATAATAAAGATAATGATTATTTAAGAGCTGAAATAGCAGGCGGATATAGTGAAACAGTTGGCAATGGATTTCCAACTTACGATTATGAGAATAGAGGTTTTTATAATTTAGATTCTAATGGAAAAGCAATAGAGAAATATTTAAGAATCTCAATGAAATATGACTCTAATTTAGGCGGATATGTAGAAAAGAAATATTGGAACATTAATGATATAAATAGAAAAGGTCAAACATTAAAAAGAAAAACAGTAAACTTTGGTGTTGGTACTCATGAGTTTAATTTCCCAAGTGATGTTAATAGTATTACAGTTCATATAACTTCAGGCGGTGGTGGCGGATGTGTTTATAGTTCTGAAGGAGCTTCAGGAGGTAATTCCCAAATATTAATAAATGATAAAGTTATAACAACTTGCGGAGCAGGCGGCGGTGGTAAATCAGGAAATATAGATGGAAAACTTGGCGAGAGAGCAGGAAGCGGAGGAGTAGCTACAGGAAGCGGAAAATTAATTCAAGGGGTACAGGGTGAAGCTCTAAATAGATTAAGTACTAACAGAATAGCAAAAGGCGGAAAATTAAATAATATAACATTGGCTAGCGGAGGTAATGGAGGGGATGGAGGAGTAGTAACAGGAGCATACACTGGTACAGCAGGTGGAGGAAGTGGAAGTGCTGCTATAGTGGATATTACAAGATCAATGCTAGGTACTTCACAGAAAATAAAACTTGTAATAGGTGGTGGTGGTGCTGCTGGTGTTACAGCAGGATATAAAGATTCAAAAAATGGAGAAAATGGATCAGCAGTTATAGAGTATATGCAAAAATAGGTTATATGAATGCTTAAGAGTTTTGCTAATATTATAGAACTTGATATTTCTAGTCCTGATACTAGATTAATATTTGCACCTTCTGGAGGCGTATGGATTGCAAGTATTAATGAAATATATTCATTATACAGAGATTCTTATTTTAATGAATTATTTAATATAGAAGAAAATGAATTATATAATTTATTTAATATAGGTTCTATCAGTGTTGACAATGACAGAGGATATATAGAAGTATTTTCTTTAGAAGCTCTTTATAAACAAAATAAATCTTATTATCAATATAAAAAAGATAATATTAATTATATAGCTATACATTTTAATAACTTTGAAACTCCTTACAGCAAAAAGAATATTATTATAAATATTAAAAGATTATTCTCCACACGTGAATGGCTTGATAGTAATAATAATTTAATTACTGAATTAAATAATATGTATATAGAGCCTCGTGTTGAAGAGATAGATACAGCAGACATTGAAGGTGATTCACTTTCTTTTGATACTATTCAAACAAATGAAATGTCTGTTACATTAAGAAATGATGATGGACTTTTTGATGATTTTATTAATTTATACGGCAATAGATTTTTAGTTAGGCAGGTATTTGATAGCAGTAATTTTGAAGATTCAAAAATTATATTCTCTGGTTTTATTCAAAAACCTGAGTATGCTTTTTTAGAAAGTGTAACAATAACAGCATCGGATATAAGAGCTTCTTTTTCTACTGAACTCCCTAAAAATGTTTTCAGTGAAAAAGAATATCCAGATTTAAAAAACTTCCCAGAGAATGTACAAAATGGAGAAGACATTGTTGATACCTGCAGAACCTTTGCGGCAGGACATGGCATTATAGTAAAATTAAAGCCTATAAAATATTATACTCCTGATATATTAAATCCTGATTTAATACCGGAGGTAGTTTTTGAAATATGCGACACATCAAGACATTTAATAGAAAGTATTGTTAATAGAAATGATCCTCTTGATGAAAATAAATTGAAGCCTCATATATATTTTATAGAAACACCAGAGAGCGAAAATGAAATAATAGAACGTGAAGGAACTGTAATAAGCGGAGAATTAGAAATATTTATTCCTGAGTTCAAGGATTACAATGACGGAAAAGGAAGCCAAAGAGTATGGACATTAGATAAAGAAAAAGGTCAGTTAATTTTTAGGGGACATAAACAGGTACATTCTATAACAGATACTAATGATAATTTATATGAAATATATGCGGAAATAAACATTCCGCCTTATAAATCTTTAACTTTAATGAGGGAGATTTTAGAAGATTATGAAAACATAGCATACATTAAAGAAAATTATAACATAGAAAATTGGCAGCTTGAAGAAGAACGTTCAAGGGAAATAGCTGTTCTTCTTGATAATGATAATAAAAAGACTACACTTGATTTAATAGGAGAACTTTCCTTTTTAGAACAAGGAAGATTAGAAATATACAATAATAAAATAGACTTTATTAGTACAAGATTTCGCAGCAATGAAGCTAAGTATAAAATAAAGCAATACTGTATGGGTAGAGTTGATAAAACAGTAGAAGAAGGTGAATATTTATCAAGCTGCAGTATTAAATATGATTTATTAAAGTCCACATATAAAAATACTGACTTTGAAGAAGAAGCTAAAAAAAGACATAGAATAAATACTCATGAAGAGTTTGAAACTTTATTAAAAAGAAAAGAAGATGCTATCAGTTTATCTAATGAAATAATGAGAAGCAGATACTTGTTAAAAGAGTATTATACATTTGAATATTATGAAACTTTAGATTTTCTAAAGTTATTTGATTTAGTAGAAATAGAATATAGAAGAGAAGATGGAAGTTATTATATAAAACCATGTCTTTGTGAAATTATCAAATTAAATATTTTTGATAATGTAATTAAGCTAAGACAAATATAAAAACTAGGAGTTTGTATAATGACAGCATTAGGTGTACAAAAAATTGCAGAAATGCCAACTGAGGATTTAGCATACAGGAAAGATCCCTATAATAGTATAGAGTTAAAAATAGATGTAGAATTAGCGGCAAAAGCTCTTGGTATAAAAAAACCATTTTCTATGAATGATGCTCAAAGAATAGCTAATTATATGAATGATATGGAGGATTAACAATATGGGTGATTTAACATGCAATACTTGTGATAAAAGAAATTCTTGCAAACAATTGTGTAAGTCTATGGAAAATATTTTAAATAATAATATAAGCACAAATAAAGTACACTCAGATAGCACTTTTAATTCATATAATCAGCGTTTAGATAATATGGACAATATTGTATATACACATGGGCTTTCCGATGTTGAATCCAGAGATGTGAAACGCATAATAATAGCAATATTAACAAAAGATCAAATAGAACTATTGAAATTATATTCGGAAGGTTATACTCAAAAAGAAATAGGCGAAAAATTAAATGTAACGCAAAGCAGCATATCTCAAAAATTAGAAGCGATAAAGAGAGAATTAAGAAACTCAGTCGTCCAGATACTGCCTTATGTTGTTTAAATGAATTATCCTTATATTTTTTATTATATGTATAAATAAAGATATAAGGATAAATTATGTCAAACAATGATGTAAAAGAACTTACAAAAAAAGAAACTTCAATAATAGAAAAATATATCAAATAAAAAGCTGAAGAGAAAAAGAATAAAGAAAATATTGAAGATCTTAAAGATGATGTTCTTAAAATATTAAAAAAACATGAAGGTAAAATCGTGCATAACGGATATAATATATCAATGCATGAGAGTACAACATATCAATATAGTGAATCCATACAGAATATAGAAACAGAGATTAAAGTATTAAAACAAAGAGAAGTAACACTCCAAATAGCAAAAGAGAAACAAAAAACTGAATATATAAAAGTATATGAATTACAAAACAAAAATAAAGAGGCTTAATCTATGCTAAATGAAAATATATTAAATGAAATAGGTATAAATAAGAAATGGCTTTTACCATTAAATAATGCTTTTCAAAAACATAACATTACAGATACAAAAGAAGCTGCTATGTTTTTGGCACAAACAACACATGAAAGCAATAATTATAAAAAACTTGAAGAGAGTTTTAGATACACACCTCAGAGGCTTTTTGAAGTATTCAAAAAAAGAGTTGGAAGTTTAGAAAATGCTAAAAAACTATGTCTTCAAGGAGCTGAGTCTATTGCTAATTTTGTTTATGGCGGTCGTTTAGGTAATACTGAAAATGAAGGCTATAAATATAGAGGCAGAGGAATAATACAGCTTACTGGAAAAAATAATTATAAGAAATATGGTAAAAAAATACATGCTGATTTAGTTAATAATCCAGAACTTGCCAAAGAACCTAACAATGCTATAGAGATTGCATTATTATTTTGGCAGGAAAAAGGATGTGGTTTGCTTGCACGTCAAGGAGATGTGAAAGGTGTTACTAAACTTATTAACGGCGGCTTTAATGGACTTGAAGACAGAGAAGAAAGGTATAATAATATTTTAAAAATATTGAATGCTGAAAACTAAAAATATAAAGTAAAAAAATAAAAACGACGCACGCAGATTGTTTATTGTAAAATAAACAATCTAATTTTAAGCGTGCGGAGTGTTAACAACAATAAGGAAATTAAATGGCAGCAAGTAAAGAAAGTAAAACTGCTCTATTGGAAAAAATAGAAAAAAGATTGAGCCGTTTAGAGCTTCAAGTAGGATATAATGAAGACGGTACAAAAAACGGAAATGGTATTATTCATAAAGTAGAAGAAGTAAGAGAAGAAATTAAAAATCTTAGAAATGATATTAAAAGCTATGATACATATCTAGATAATTTATCGGAAGATTTTATTAAAATAGATTTAAGAATAGAAAAGCTTGAAAATCATGTGACAGATTTTATAGCTGAAATACAGGAATATAAAACTAAAAGAGATGAAGAATTAAAAGAAATAAAGAAAAGTTTAGAAGGCAATATTACTGTTGATACTTTGCATAAGTTTCAAAAAGCTGTAGTTGGTATATCTGGATTTATTGCAGCAATGGGTACTATAATCGGAGCTGTTCTTTATTTCACTAAATAACACAATAAAAATATAGCAACAATAGGAGTATATATGATTCCAATAATAACAGGATTTTTATCCAAAATAAATAAAAAAATAATTATAGCAGTCATAATGGTTTTAATAGTTTCTATTTTTATAGTATTAATAGCTGCTAAAGACAGTGAAATACATAAAAAAGAAAAAGAAATTGCTCAGTATCAGGAAGATATTAAGGGCTTAGAACTTCAAACTGAAACGCTTCAAAATGAAATACAATTTATGCATGAAAATAAAAAGCTTCAAAATAGTTTTAGTAATTCAGAAGCTATGATAAAAAATATAGACAAAGAATTACTAACAAGGAAAGAGCATGAAACATTTAATAATATATCTAATAATTTTTATAAGTATTTTAATGATATTAACTTCATGTCAGGCTCAGGTAAAATATGTAAAAATACCTCTATCCACACCTCCAAAAATATTTATTATAAAACCTGTTACAAACAGACAAGATTTAATGAAAAGATATCAAGAAAGTATTATAAAAATTGGAGAGTGGCAGCTCTGGTATAATGTGCAAGTTTCTAGTAATTACTATTTGTATAAATAAAATCTTAAAAGCAGGAGCTTTATTATGTCTTTAGAAAAACCTGAAAACTATAAAGAAGTGCCAGCCCTGCAGGATGGTGAAATTGTATTTGCTGAGGATCATAATCAGACAATAGCAAATATAGAAAAGTTAAAAGGCGGAAAACCTAATGAAGCTCCTGTATCTAATATCAAAGAATTAAAAGATATATTAGATAAAATAATAACAAATAATTCTCTTAATGCATCTAGTATATACTTTGATAATCAAAATGCTCAGCTTAAATATATAAAATATAATTTTCCGAAGTTTAAATTAGATATAAGCGAAAAATATTATATAAGATTTTTTGATGAAAAAGGAAGTCAAGAACATTCTGCAGTTATAGAAAAACAATACGATGGAACATATAGATTTAAATCTACATCCACATTATCTAATTATTATTGTAACACGGCATTTGCAGGGATAGTTTCATCTATTAATGGATTTCGTACTTTAGCAGGAATGTACTCCGTACTTTCTCAATTCTTTACTATTGATAATATAACAACTTCTAATCTGCATAAAGAAGAGTTTATAATATCTCAGATTGGAGAAAAAGATTTTGAATTATATCTTACTATTTACAATAACTCATTGATGTTTATTGTAATGCCTAAAGAATATCCTGCTCCTGATAACCCAAGTAAAATAATTCAAGAAGGTAATTATAATATTTATTTTAATATAAAAAATAGGGTATTCAATAGGTTAGACAGAAATATATTTTTTAGCAATAATTTTCAAAACCCTTTCCTTAGACTAGAATTAATAAGATATGAAAATAAAATAAAATTTGTTGGGGCATATAGATACATCAATAATGCTTCATTAATATGCTACAGTCCAATATTAGAAAATTATTTTAATATCATAGGCAGCAGGGATGAGCTAATCAATACTGACGGTATTACTTCAAGTTCAGGAAAGCCTAAAAAGTTTGGATTTATTAGATATAATAATGAATCTACTACCTACTATTTAAAGATATCAAATCAGGATGGTTCAGCTATAGGAGAAAATGAAATAATAACTTTCGATTTGACTCCTGACAAAAATGCAGAAGTAGAAGTAAAAGAAAAAGTAATAGAAACTGTGCAGGATGCTATAGAAGCGTTAAGCGATTCATATAACGGAGATTTTGATTCAGAATTTACAGAGCCTACTGAACCAGAAATACCAACAGAACCAGAAGAAAAACCTATTTATGATTTTCCAAAGTTTAAAGTAGAAATACCTGAAACCATAGATTTTATAGCAGGTGAAAAACAAACAATAGCTATAAAAAAAATAGATGATAATTATTTTATTATTTTTAAATCAGTTCTTTCTTTTCAATCAGATGTACTTTTATATCTATATCAAAAAGATACTAATTTATATAAACTTTATAGTATCATTAATCAATTTTTTAAAACGGTATCTGATACTGAAGAAACTTATTATGATTCATTAGAAGGTGAAATAGTTTGGGAATCCATAACTAATCTAAAAGAATTGCAAGAAAATCCTCCAATTGATAAAGAAGGTAATATTAATTTTGATTTAATAGAAACGAAACCATTACAAATTAAATCTAGATTTAGAATAACTAATGGTATCAATTCTATGAATACTTTAGTTATAAAAAATGAGACTTTAGAAGATATTGCTCCAGATACTATATGCCTATTAACTCTTAATATAAAAAATAGAGTATTAAAAAATCAGGATACTAATATATTTGCAAGTTCTTATGGTTTTATGAATATTCAAAAGAAAATCAATTTTTATCACCTTAGATTAGAACAGGAAAATAATACAGTAAAATTAAAAGGGCAATATATTAGAAAAGAGGGAGATGTAGGTTATCTAATAGCTTTCTACAGTCCCATTATAGAAAATTACTTTAATTTATCAAATATATCTTATTTTGATTTAAAAAATACAGATGGTATAACTTCAAGTTCAGGAAAGCCATTAAAATTTGCTTTTGTAAAAACAGATTCAGATAAATTAGAAGCTCCTTCTTATCTTCTATTTATAAGATATCAAGATGATACAGATATAGAGTTAGGAGAAACAATAACTTTTAATCTTACACCTGATAAAAACTATACCCTTGATGTTATGAATTGATTTTTTATAGTTAATAGCTATAAAAAATCAATTATTGCATAAAATTAATAATAAACTAAAAGGAGACATAAAAAATATGTTTAAGTTAATATTAATATTTTTAATAGGTGCTATGGTGTTTTTCACTTTCATTGAAATAGTAAAATACTATAACAAGTTTATGAATGAGAAAGAAGGAACATTTAAAGAGAGATTAAAAGCTCTCATTAAAGAAAAAACATCAATATATTATTTCATTAAATTAACTTATGGCTGCGTTATGTTTTTTATAGCTGTAATTGCATAGGACTGATTATGAAGGCATTAAAAGATTTAATATCTTGTTCCAAGACTGGCCATCTTTCTAGTATGCGTTTAATAAGTTTATTAGGTTCAGCGGTCATGCTTGTTTGTATAGCTTTCTTAGTTTTTTCTAAAGATGTTAGGCTTGGAGAAGCTCTTCCATTTTTAATGGGAGGTTTGCTTGGACTTGCTGGATTTAAAAGTTATCAGTCAAAGTTTGAAGGGGATAAATAA